GTTTGAGACTAGTAAGTGGAACAGACAGAATAGGTGACTTTGGATTAGCATCTGTTTCTAAGAATATTCAGAGTAACATGACTTCATTTATTTCTGCTAACACTAGCTTTACTAGCTGTGTTATTAGGGAAAAGTCACAGTACAGAATACTTGGATATAACAATAATATTACGCAAGAAAATGCTCAAGGAGTTCTGGTTACTCAGTTTGCACCGCAAGGTGGTGAAGGCATGGCCTTTGCAGAGACACGTGGTATTCGTGCTTATGTAGCAGATAGTAATTATAATCAAAACGTAGAGATAGTACTGTTCGCAAACAATGATGGCTATCTATATCAAATGGAAAGTGGTAACTCATTTGATGGTAATAATATCCAAACTACATTTGCCACACCACACTTGCCAATTAGTGACCCACGTATAAGAAAAACTTTTTACAAGTTATTTTTGTACGCTGACCCACAAGGTAGTGTTAGCTTTGATGTTAGTTTAAAGTTAGACTTTGATAGTGAAGGAACTATTCAACCACCACCTATTAGTATTCAGAACCAAACTGGTACTGTAGGTTTCTTTGGAACAGGTGTATTTGGCACAACTAGATTTGGTACTAAACTTCTAAAACTGTTTGAAACACAAGTTGTAGGTTCAGGAACTACTGTATCATTTCAGTTTACTTCAAATACAACAGACCCACCATATTCTATTGACGCATTAACAATTGAATACGCCACCCACGATAGAAGGTAAATAAAATGGGAACAGGTTATACTAGAAATGATACCGTCAATAATATTGCAGACGGTAACATTATTAACGCTTCAGATTTTGATGGTGAGTATGATGCCATTGAGAATGCGTTTAATAGTAGCACAGGCCACACGCACGATGGTACGTCAGGCGAGGGTGGACCTATTACTGTGCTTGGTCCTGCCCAAGACTTTGTTGCTAGTACAACAGATATAAAACCAAAGACTGATAATACACTAGATATTGGTACTACCCTTCTTAAATTTAAAGACATTCACATAGCTGGTACAGCTAATCTCCCTACAGTTGATATTGATGCAGGTGCTATTGATGGCACTACCATTGGCGGTACTACATCTGCTGCTGGTACATTTACTAATCTAACTGCCAGCACAGATTTGACACTGGCAAGTGGTTCTACTGTAACTGCAATACTTGATGAAGATAACATGGTGTCTGACAGTGATACTTCACTGGCAACGCAGCAGTCAATTAAGGCATATGTAGATTCGCAACTAGGTGCAAATGACGAACTAAGTGAAATACTGGCTAATGGCAACATTACTGCTGGTACTGGCATTGACTTTATTGACAACGATAAAGCACGTTTTGGTACAGGTAATGACCTTGAAATTTTTCATGATGGCACAGACAGTTTAATTAATGATGCTGGTGATGGTAGCTTAAAGTTACAGCAAGGTGGTACTACTCGTTTAGAAGTATCTACAACTGGCGTAAATATTACTGATGATGTAGACATTAATGGTGACTTAGATATTGGTGATGATGTTACACTGTCTTCAGATGGTGCAATCATCAATATGGGTGTTGACAGTGAAGTAACACTTACTCATGTAGCTGATACGGGTGTTCTTTTTAACGTAGAAAATAGCAGCACCAACAGCGTTACTGACCTACTTAAACTGCAAGTACAAAGCAGTGGTACACCTGCTGTGGGCATTGGTACAGGCATTGAGTTTTCTACTGAGACTGCTGCAGGTACTATTGAAACAGGTGGTACTATTGAGTCTGTAACAACTGGCTTGACACCTACTTCTGAAGAGTTTGACATGGTATTTAAAACTATGTCAGCAGGTGCTACGGCAGCAGAAAGACTAAAGCTAAATGGTAGTGGTGCTACTATTGGTAACATCAATGTTGATGGCAACACTATTATTAGCACAGATACTAACGGTAACATTGCTCTTACTCCTGATGGTACAGGCGAAGTTGATATTACTAAGGTAGACATTGATAGCGGTGCTATTGATGATGTGACAATTGGTACTAATAGCCCTGCTACAGAATTGCAGGTAGACAATATCAATGTAAATGGCAATGCCATTACTTCTACTGACACTAACGGTAACATTGCACTTACACCAAATGGCACTGGTGAAGTAGACATTAGTAAAGTAGACATTGCTGGTGGTGAGATAGATGGTACAACAATAGGTGCTAACAGTGCGGCTGCTGGTACGTTTACAAACCTTACTGGTAGCACCGACTTGACACTTGCTAGTGGTACAACCGTAACTGCTATCTTAGATGAAGACACAATGTCTTCTGATAGCGATACAGCTTTGGCTACACAACAATCTATTAAAGCATATGTAGATAACACAGCAGGTACTGGTACATTTGCTGGTAACGTAACCACAACAGGTGGTAATGTTGTTATTGCACATAATGGTGGTGTGAATTTTGATGACTCTACATCTACATATGCAGTAACAATAAGAAAAGGGGCTGACCCTACAGCAAATGTTGCACTGACATTACCAACAAGTTCAGGTGCATTAGCATTAGATGGTGATATTACAGCATTAGCTATTGCTCTTGGATAAATAACGCTTGACAACAAAGGAGAAATCTGGTATAATTATATCAGTTTTGGAGTAAATAAATGGCAAATACCTTTAAACTGAAAACTAATGCGGCTATGCCAACTACAGCAGGCACACCGCTTACATTATACACAGTTCCTGCCTCTACAACTACTGTTGTGTTAGGTCTTATGTTGTGTAATGTTGATACAAGTCAACGTACTGCAGACGTACAACTGGTATCTACAACATCAGATACAGAAACTAATGAAACGGTTTTGCTTGTAAATGATGTACCAATTCCTGCAGGTTCTTCTATAGAATTACTTGCAGGTAATAAAGTTGTATTACAGACAGGTGATGTATTAAATATTGACTGTGACGTTGCGGCAAAGATTGATGCTACCTTGAGTATTATGGAGATAACCTAATGCCATATCTAGGACCTATACCACCTTCATCTGCTGCTGCTGGTGCTGGTGCTGGATTTTTTCAAGGTGAAAACGGTAGCACTGGTGATACGACTGATGGCAAAGGTGATATCTTTAGAGTACATGAGCAACAGCTAGATACAGACACCACTATTGCATCTGGCGATAACGCTGGGGCTTTCTTTAACCTGACAGTGGCAACAGGGGTTACGTTAACTGTTAACGGTAACTTGGTGATATCATGAGTACATTAAAAGCAGATACAATCGTAGCGGCAAACGGCACTAGCCCTGTCACGCTGACTAAGCAGAGTGCGGCAAAGGCTTGGGTTGTGTATGACCAGTCTGCAGACACAGTACGAAACTCGCTTAACGTCAGCAGTGTTGCAGATACTGCTACAGGAGATTTCTTGAGAAACCACGCATCATCATTTTCAGACGCCTATTATACAAATACTGGAGGCGGTTCATATGATGGGAGTGATGCCGTTAGCGTTGATTCGCTTGGTCATAGACACGCCACAAGCACAACAAGCAGTGTTGCTATGAAAGCAACTTATGGCGGTGGGGGTTCAACTGCACTTGATTGGCAGTCCAACGAAATTGTTTCACACGGAGACCTAGCATGAGTGAGATTATTACAGACAAACTCACTGGCAAGACTGCGGCTGGCGATGTGACAATAACTTCTGAGGGCGGTTCTGCGACTATGCAACTGCAACAGGGGTTGGTAAAGGCTTTTTGTCAAGTTGACCAAAGTGTGCCAACCGTTAACGATAGTTTCAATGAGTCTAGCTTTACAGATGTAGCGGCATCAGAACAAGAATTGAATGTTACTAACTTGATGGCTAGTGTTAATTACAATGTTTTCGGTCACGCCACAAATTCAGTAGCTAGCTGGGGTTATGTTCTGATGCCTGAACATTCTACAACCTTAAACACCACCCAAAAAAAACGTACTAATACTGCTTATACATCTACTTTTGCTCAAGTAGATAATTTAGATTTAGGCATAAATTATTTGGGAGACCTCGCATAATGGCTGGCAAGATTATAGCAGATACGCTGGAAACTGGTGCTGGTGCTGATATCGCTACCAGCTATGTTGTAAATGGTAGTGCGAAGGCTTGGATAAACTTTAATGGTACAGCTACAGGTGCTGTATCAACTTATGCCAGAGACTCACTAAATCTTTCTGTAACAATAGACAATGGAGCTGGTGATTATACTTTAGGTTTTACAAGCAGTATGGGAAACGCTAATTATGCGGTTTCAGGGTCTGCTGGTTATGGAAGTACCAATCTATTTTGTATGAATGTGCCTAGAAACAGCTTTGCGCCAACAACCACAGTATTAAGAGTACAGACACCTTATGTGAACACCACTTTGGGTGACTGTGATTTTGTTGCACCTAGTATTCACGGAGACTTAGCCTGATGAACACACCTGAATTTCAAGGCACACATCTCTGGGATAGACTGTGCTGGGCAAAAGAAAACCTTGAGCCTGTGCAGACAGATTATCGTGTGGTCTATGAGGATAGTGTAGACGAGTGCGCTAAAATATTAGTGCCTGACCCTAACTGGATGGCTTGTGCATTGCAGGGTGGCATCTTACCGCCTGTGTGGGTGTATCACGAACTGGCAAAGGATGAAGCCCAGCCAGACTTTAAGAAGCACACAAGGGGCTACCTTCTGCATAAGACTGAGCCTGTTGAGGCTATGACAGAAGAAGAAGCTATAGAGTACCTGATTATGAAGGATTGCCCACAGTCTGTTTGGCAGACTTGGGATGAGGGCAACCGCCCTAAGATGGTTATCTGCAAGAAAGAGCAGTTACCGCAAACAAGAGAATGGCGCAATGCTTGGCGCATATCTGATGAATTAGCCGCATAGGAGATACTAATGGCTGTAACAACATATATCGTGGATAAGGACGGTAATCAGATTGATGCCTCAACTGCTACCGTTCCAGCAAACAGAGACTTTCGTGGTGCTTGGTCACTGTCAGGCTCAGTGATTTCTGAGGACATAACTAAGGCAAAGGAAATCTTCAAGGATAAAATCCGTGAGGTTCGCAAGCCTTTGCTAGAAGCAAAAGACGTAGAACTGATGAAGGCATTGGAAGCTGGCACTAGCACAACTGCTATTGCTACTGCAAAGGATGCTCTACGTGATGCACCATCCGCATCTGCTATTGATAGTGCAACCACAATTACTGAATTAAAAGCAGCTTGGGATACAAGCGTACTTGGTGATAGCCCTTACGCATAAGGATTAACAAATGCCATATATAGGTAAATCCCCAGAATTTGGTGTTAGACAACGCTACTATTACACAGCAACAGGTAGCGAAACATCTCTGTCTGGCACAGATGATAATGGTTTAACATTAGCATTTAGCGATGGTACGTATGTAGATGTCATGCTAAACGGTGTAACACTTGTAGCTGGCACTGACTATAACACATCAACTGCAAACACTATAAGTGGTCTAGCAGCACTGACTGCAAGCGACATTGTAGAGATTGTTGTGTATGACGTATTTAGTGTAGCAAACACTGTGCCATCAACAGGTGGCACATATACAGGTGCTGTAAGTTATGATGATGACGTTACATATAATAAAGCATTGCAGGGCAATACTCATTCTATCTCACATTCATCTGATACTACACTGACACTGGACTTTGATACATATCAGAACTTTATTATCACTATGGGTGGGGATATTACTACTTTATCTAACCCATCTACTGAAGCGGCAGGTCAATCTGGTTTTATTGTGTTCATTCAAGATGCAACAGGCGGTAGAACATTAGATGCTTTAGATACAGATTATGAGACAGCAGGTGCTGCTGGTATTACCCTGTCAACAACAGCAAGCACAACAGATGTTGTTCCATATATTGTAGTATCTAGTGGTCGTATTTTACTTGGTAACAATCAACAGGCTTTTGCTTAATGTCAACACCTTTAGGTTCATCACAGTTTTTTATAGACCCTTTTGTGGAGGAAGGTCAATCCCTGCGCTTTGAGGACGGTGACAGTGCCTATCTGTCATGGACACCAGCATCGGCTGGCAACCGCAAGACATGGACATGGAGTGGTTGGTTAAAAAGAGGTAAACTGACACCTGCGGCTGGGGGTCAATCTATATTTTATGCGGGGAATACAACATCATCTCCTCGTGGTGGAATTGTAATAGGCAATTCGGGTGATGACCAATTAACAGTTTCTGGTATGTTATATAATTCAGCAACTACTGTGTTACTGTTAGAAACTGCTGCTGAACTTCGTGACCCGTCTGCTTGGTATCATATTGTTGTTTCGCTAGACACCACTGAAGCAACTTCAAGTGATAGGTGTAAAATCTACATTAACGGGGCAGAAGTTACAGTATTTGATACTGCTACATATCCATCGCAAAATGCTGAGTTGCAATACAATGACACTGTTGTTCATGCAACAAGACATCCTTCTGGTGATTATAGATATGACGGCTATCTAGCCAACGTAGCTTTCATAGACGGGCAAGCCCTAGACCCCACCAGCTTTGGCGAGTATCAGGACACACTGTGGAAGCCTAAGTCTGACACGGATATACAGGCACTGACATTCGGCACAAACGGGTTCTATCTTGCATTTGAAGATAGCTCCGCTATTGGCGATGATACAAGCGGCAACGCAAACGACTGGACTGCCAACAACCTAGTCGCTACAGATGTCGTGCTAGACAGCCCTGTTACTGGCGGTAACTTTGCTACGTTAAATGCTTTAACTTACTCTGGTACTAATGCGCTTACATTGTCTCAGGGTAATCTTAAAGCTAGAGACGCTACTGGTAGTGCTACATGGAAATCTCGCTGGTCAACCTTTGCCGCCCCTACTACTGGCAAATGGTATGCAGAGTTTTATCTAACTTACACAGGCGCAACAAGCTTTACTAATCAGGCTTTTGTGGGACTACACGATGGCCTTGCCGCAACAACCTATATTGGACAAAGCTCTGGAAGTTATGGATATATTGCTTCTGGTGGCACATATAATAATGCCACACATACAACGTCTTATGGTGCAAGTTACAATGCTGGAGATATTATCGGTGTTGCTTGGGATGCTGATAATGGCAACCTTACATTTTATAAAAATGGCGTTTCACAAGGGGTTGCTTACTCTAGCGTAAGTGCAGAAAACAAGTTCTTTGGTGTTTCTGCTTTTTGGGTTTCCCCTGATGGACAAACATACTGGCATTGCAACTTCGGTCAGGATAGTTCCTTCGCTGGCAACGAAACACCGCAGGGCAACACTGATGACAATGGCGTGGGTGACTTCTACTATGCGCCACCTTCGGGCTTCCTTGCGCTGAAAACCAGCAATCTGCCAGCCGCTACCATCACTGCGCCAGATGAGTATTTCAATACTGTGCTTTATACTGGCTCTGGCGCAGACCATAGCATTGGGGGTGTGGGTTTCCAGCCAGATTTTGTGTGGATAAAAAATAGAACATTTGGTGCTGCCAACAATTCTTATTCACACGCACTATTTGATTCAGTTAGGGGTGTAGGGAGGGACTTAAATTCAAACGAAACATCTGCTGAAAGCGCATTTAGCGCATCATTCTCGCTAACATCGTTTGATAACAATGGGTTTAGCATATCAGATGGAGGAACATTAACTAATGCATCTGGCTCTACCTATGCCTCATGGAACTGGCTGGCTGACGGTACTTCTGTTCTTAATCAACAAGGAACAATAGACTCACAAGTTAGCGCAAATACCGATGCAGGGTTTAGTATAGTGAGTTTTACTTCACCTGCAACAAGTTCTACGGCATTCACCATTGGTCATGGATTAAGTTCTGCTCCAGAAATGATTATTACAAAAGAGCGTGACGGAACTCTTGGTTGGTTGGTGTACCATGATGAACTGCCAAGTCCTAAAGATAATTACTTGTTATTAAACTCTACAGCGGCTAACTCAGGAACAGTTACTGATTGTTGGGGTACTTCTGCTCCAACATCATCAGTATTTGGTATGAAAACATCTGTTTCCATCAATCCATCAAAAAGCACAATCGCCTACTGCTTCCATTCGGTTGAAGGCTACAGCAAGATAGGCTCATACACGGGTTCAGCTTCCTTGCCCTTTGTGCATTGTGGGTTTAGGCCAGCTTGGATTTTAATTAAACGAACCGACACAACAAGTGCTGAAAGTTGGACTATAAAAGACACAACAAGGTCGCCTCATAATGAAAGCACAGAAGAAATTTATGCAAATTTAAGCAATGCCGAATTTGATGATGTATATGGTAATGCAGATTTCTTGTCTAATGGTTTTAAATTAAGAAGCAATAACGTACACACAAATACCACAGGCGCAACCTACATATTCATGGCCTTTGCAGAAGCCCCATTTAAATTAGCCAACGCACGATAGGATAAGACATGGCGTGGAAATACAACAATAAAACAGTTCGTACAGGAACAGCATGGAAGGATAATGATGGTAAATCCTACATGCCAACTTGGTGGAAAAACACTACAGATGCAGAGAAAACTGCTGCTGGTTTAACATGGACTAACCCACCTGCTGTGTATGACAATCGTTTCTTCTGGGATGCAAACACACCTAAAGCATTGGATGATGTGAATGAGGTAGATAGTGATGGTAATCCTATCTTAGATATTGATGGCACTCAGCTAGTAACAAAAAATCTGAAGTCAGTTTGGAAAGAGAACACTAAGACTGTAGCAGCAGGACTGTTAGCACCTACTGATTGGAAGATTGTTAAAGCTGCAGAAGTATCTAGCTATTTAGTTGACCAAGCAACCTTAGATTACAGAGCAAGTGTTCGCACTGCAAGTAATACAATTGAAACAGCTATAGATGCTGCTGCAGACCATGATGCTTTCCTTGCTTTGTGGGATACACCTGTAGATGCAGATGGTGTGCCTACTGGTAATGCACCGATTAACGACTGGCCTGATGGGGTATAAGAAATGAGTAGAGCAAGAGACTTTGCGGATTTAGCTGGAAGTGCCGAAGCTGGTGGTATTACTGGTAAGAATCTTATCATCAATGGTGCGATGCAGGTTGCCCAGAGGGGGACGTCAGAAACCAGCGTTACCTCAAGCGGATATAAGCAAGCACCAGATAGGTGGCGTGTTGCAGGTTCAGGAACTGGAACTTTTGGAACTTGGTCAGTTAGCCAATCAACAGATGTACCCTCTGGCGAAGGTTTTGGAAAATCGTACAAACTTGAATGTACAGTGGCAGATGCATCTCTAGCGGCAGGCGATAATTTAACACTACAGCACAGGATTGAAGGACAAAATTTACAGCAGTTAAGCAAAGGAACAAGCAACGCTAAAAGCGTAACTCTTTCTTTTTGGGTTAAGTCAAATAAAACTGGGACATATATTGCGGAGTTGCGTGACCAAGATAACTCAAGAGTTTATGGTCAACAATATACAATTTCAGCCAGTAATACTTGGGAAAAGAAAACTTTAACCTATTCTGGTGATACGACAGGGCCTTTAGATAACGACAATTTAGACAGTTTAAGGGTGTTGTTTTTCTTATTGGCTGGAACAGATTTTACTTCTGGAACACTGTCTAACGCTTGGGCAACATCAACAAATGCCAATCGTGCAGTAGGACAAGTCAACCTTGCAGACACCGTTGGCAACGACTTCTACATCACAGGCATTCAGCTAGAAGTAGGCGAACAGGCCACACCATTTGAGCATCGGTCATTTGCAGATGAGTTGCGTAGGTGTCAGAGGTATTACAGTCAAATAAATGCCAGCAGTTCAGCTTCTTCTGGAATTGGTGTGGGTCATGCCAACAGTAATACTTTAACTATATTAGATGTTTTCCCCCCTGTGTTTCCTATGCGTACTGCCGCCACTGCAAGTTTATCTGCCGCTAGTACTTTTTCTGCTAATACTCCCTCTATTTCTGCCGCCTGTTCAAATAAAAGTGTAAGTAGTGTGTCCGATAGACAAATGAGAATTAATTTTACCCACACATCAGACTCTAGTACAACTTATGGAAGTCGTTTAATGCGGTTTAATAG